ACGTGTCCGAAAGACTAAGTTTAGGGACCGTGAACTTGCTGAATCTAATCCCTACGATTTTGTTAAAAGTCCTCAATTGAGGCAAGTTGTCGATCAGTATACAACTGGTCAAGGCGATTTAACACCTAAACAGGTGAAGAATGGCATGAGACTTGTAAATCATCTCCGTACATTTAGAGGAGATGCTCAATTCTTTGCCGATTTTGATTCATTGTCTTCCGTTTTTATTTTCTTGGAAGATATATATTCGTGTTATGTATTATATCAACACGATACTGTTGCATTTGCTGTTCATGTTGCCGCTGTTGGCACGAGATATGCTAAGTATATCGCAGCTAATGGCTGGAAACATCTTATCGATTTCTTCAGCAGTGTATTTTCCCGCATTTTTGCCGATACATGTTCAATCGATCTGTCCGATGCCGTGAACAAGTTTCATGGTGAGGCTCAGTTCGGTGAAGGTACTGTGGAGACACTCCGCGGATGTACAGAGGCCATTTCTTCCTTTCTCTCTGTTTTGGTGGAGCTTCTTACTGAATCTACTGGTATTATTACCAAATTTGGAAGCTCAATTTTGACTAATTTAAGTATAATTGGATCCAAGATCAAGAATGTTGAGACTCTTGGTCGTTGGCTCCGCAGTATTTTCCTTTATATTCGAAGATTGATCAACAAATATATTTTCGGAATTGTTGATCCCGTTGAGGCAGCTCAAGCTAATATTGAGATTGCCTTTGAAGCTCTGTCCGATTCCACAGACGAGCAGTTTATTGAGACATATCTGAGAGTGATGCAATCTCTCAATACTCTTCCCCGTGCACAGGCAGAAGAGGTTCGTGGAAAGATCCTACAACACACCGCAAGATATATTAGCATTATTGCTAGTAAGCCTGCTCAAGATATGGATCCTGATGTGCTTTCCAGCATTGAGGAAACCATAAAGCTGGTTGATTCTATGCATCCTGAGGATGTGACAGCTCATTTGTTGGAGACTTTAAAGAAGACTAAACTTACTTTTCCCCCGAGTTTTAGTAGTCACAAGACGTATTTGAATCTTGTTGCTGTCATTTCTAAAGTCTCAACTGCTCACTTGGATAAGGAGGCGCGTAAGCAACGTGGAG